GGGGTATTTTGTAAAAAAAAATTAACGCATTATAGTAAAGATGGATTTACTTAAGGTCATCATCGGTATTTCAGTTGGTCTACTCATCCTGGCCATGATCAAGCGTGAAAATTTCACAGAGACTTTTGGGTTCTCAGGATACAAGAAGCCCATTGATTACGTCAAGCTTAATGACCCCAGACCAGACCTGTCTGGTTACTCCCAAATTGAGGCTAAGGTTGACCATGACACCATGGAGCAACTTGTTCTTCAAACAAACAAGGAGCTTAACAAGCGCCTTGGTTTTTCCACTTACATCATTGAGACCCAATCGGTCAAGGTGTACGAGGGTACCACCGGTCAGCTCTACGAGGCCACTTTCATGGTGGTTCGCAACGATGGATTTTCTTTCGGTTTCGCGGTTATTGCAACGTTTGAAGTCAGTGGTAAGAAACTCAAGTTGATATCTCTCCGTTCCCAGCCTCTCAGTGATCAGGCTCCTGATAAGGTCAAGGTTTACACTAAGGGTTCTATGGGTAAGGAGTTTGTTGACTACAAGCTCGTCAAGGAAAGTGCTGTACCCAACGTTGGTGAGTTAGATTTGATAAAAAATAAGTTGAGCTAAATGTAATGATCAGCATCAATGACATCATACAAATTGATGACAAGAGAAAGAAGATAAAAAAAGAAATCTACACAAAAATCTACGAACAGTTTGCTTCAAAAATTAAACAGTGCGTAGAGCTTGGTCATAAACAGGTATTCTTAACAGTACCAGTGGTTTTGATAGGATACCCAGTCTTTGATAGATCAGCAGCTGCACGATATGTAGCAAGACAGTTCCAACTTGGTGGATTCACTGTACAAATTGTAAGTGAATTTGATATCTATGTATCTTGGGTAGTTCCCAAAAAGAAGAAGGAACGTGAAGAGAGTGAGGAGGATGTTGCTTTTCCAGACTTGATGAATCTCAAGAAGATGGCTAACAAGTACAGGAGAGGTGCGTAGTAAAGTTTGATTTTTTAAACCCACTTAATCATAAATGGATAATTTGAACGTGCTCGTCGAAGCCAAGAAGGAATACCTCGGGCAAATGTGCATTATTATGTGTCCACCTATGATTGATGTTTTCAATGATATATACACAGAGGCTCATACCATTTCTAAAGGAAAGAAGCATCTTATGATGTTCCAGAAGTTACTCCAAGAGGTTCCCAACTGGTCGAACGCCATGTCTAAGTCGCATTCGGATAACATTACTAACCGCTGTGCTTGGTTTAGTGATCTTCTAGCGGCTGTCTTTGTTGCTTGTACTAAGATTTTGTCTTCTGTTCGTCTCAAGTCTGATAACAAGAAGATCTCCTTAAAACTCCCAACGAATGAGGTTTTTATCCAAACCTGCTACAACAATATTGCGAAGGACCTCTACCGTGATCCCTATGTGTTCCATGAAGATCAGAGCATTTACCACCGTGATGAGAAGTTAACTGGTCGCTTCTGTGCGTGTATTGAGAACTCTGTGAAGGAGTTAATCCCAGTTCAACAGATTTTACAGACCTATATGTCGCAAGATTCTAGGGATATTGATCTAGATGGTGAGGTTCAAGACACCGAGGATCCTGATGTCTTTGATGGAGAGGGAGGAGACCCTATGGGAGAGCCTGAAGGTGGTATGGAACCATCGCCAGAGGAACTTCAGGAAAATCAACCCATGGAGAACCCTATGGAGGAGCAAAGTGATCCAAGTGGTTTTGACAATGAATTCAAGACGGTTCCAGGTGTTCAATCTCCCGATCCCATGGAAGGTGGTGAGGGTGGTGAACCACAGGGTGAACCACAGCCTCAGCCAGAAGATGATGTTCTATTCGGAGACGCCCCAGACTACCGTACAAAAAAAGTTGGTTATAATTAAATGGAACTCTCCGACTATTTACGCGACCCAGTATACGCGGCCCTAATTGCCGGAGCCACAACTGCGGGTTACATTCACCTTAAGGCGTATTTGAATAATGAAGGTAAATTAGAACTCAACCAATACACCAAACCAGCCGTACTCGTCGCAATTCTTGTGTATGTGATTGTACTTAATGGTCTTGGTCAAAAGGAAGCTATTTCTAATGACCCTTTCTAACTTAAAGATTACACTGTACTATTAAGAAAATGGCGTCCGTTAGTGCATTCAATGACATGATGGGTCAATTTCTTGTGGAATTGCACAAGACTTTTCCAGATGAAAAAAGCATCAAGAAGATGTTGACTTCGTTCGACCTTCTTAAGAGTACAAGTCCCAGGCTTCTGGTAAACGGTTTTATGCAGAGCGTAAAGCCCCATGCGGACATGGTTTCCGCTAAGAATGAGGAGTTTATCCTTGTTCACTCCAAGGACATTGATTTCCTCTCGGAGATTGATATCGTTCGCCTTTGGAAGAAGATGAATGACGGTACCAAGGATGCAGTTTGGCAGTATCTTCAGACTCTATACATTCTAGGAACTACTATTCAGTCTGTTCCCGAGGATACCCTTACCGCGATTGAGGCTATGGCTAAGGATGTTGCTGAGAAGATGCAAAACAGTGACGGTGACATTAACCAGGATGCTCTAATGAAGATGATGGGATCTATGTCTGGTATGATGTCTGGTATGGGTGGTGCTCTTCCCAAAAAATAAACCTCATCTATATTAAATGAAAGTTTGGTTCGAAGATCCTAAACAGCTCGTAAAAAATTCAAAAATTTTAGAGTTCTGGCCTAACAGCAAACAAACACCAGAGGATAGGATCAATTCGGCATCGCGGTTCATCATTTACACCACATGTGTTTTATTTGTGATTCGTCGCGATCCCAGGATTTTCGTCCTAGGCGCAACAATGCTGTCTATCATTTACGTTATGTACAAGGCGAAGCTCATTAAGGAGCCCTACGGCACCGCCGACAAGATGTCTGTGTGCCAAAAGCCTACAAAGGAGAATCCCCTTGGCAACGTTCTTATGACTGACTACACGGATGCTCCAAATCGTCTGGAGGCTTGCTATTATGCTACAGCTCAGCCTTTGATTAAAAAGTTCAGTAGCGACACGGTTAATTATGATTCTGGACGCTCTCGTTCGACTTTACCAATGTACAAGCGCAATGCGTTTGAGCGCCAGTTCGTGACTGCTCCAGTATCAAAAATTCCAGGCGATCAGACTCAATTTGCTGAGTGGCTTTACGGTCCCAAGAATGGACCCATGTGTAAGAGTGATTCCAAATACTGCAATCCCGATGCAAGGGGTGTTCAATTAGAGGCGTTCGCAGGACTTGGAAGTGATGGAGACGTCAGGGGTCCCAGAGGTGGTGGTCGTGTGAGAGGAGGTGGTGGAACTTATAGTTAGATTAATATTCTCATGTAATAATAAATGGCGTATCAGCTTCAACCTGGTCTTTCTATTATTGACAACAAAGGTGCCCTTCCTTCCGTCGCGGCTACCGATGAAGTGTTTGTTTACCCTCAGCCCAGTCACTTGAACTACGGTTCGCGACCCAATACAATGATTTATGGTACCGCGCCTTACATGGCCGGCAAAGGTGCCCCCGCGAAATACATTGATACCAGCGATGAGCTTAGACCCCAGTCTACTTCTCGTTTCAATAAGACTATCGTTCAAACTTATGAGCGTAACCTATTCCCCCTCACTAACATGGAATGCAAGACTCCCCTTCGCACCATGAAGTATGAACCTGCCAGTACCCGTGCCGATCTCCAAAACGGTCTTTTCCAGAAAAGGTACGTTAATAAAAATGTCAGTAAGAAATAAGAATGGCCGACCCTGTATCTCTGTTAGCCGTAGCTGGGCTTGTTTATGCTGGAAGGACTTTGAGTACTACGAATAAGTCCAAAACTGAAAACTATAGTCCAGAATCTAAGATTGTAATGGCAAATGATGGAGCTGGTCCTGCTTTACCTCCTCCAGTGAATGATTTTGTTTCCCGTGTGGAAGTTCCCTCTAAGAGGGAGATGGCGAGTTTTGCCGACATTGGCCGCCAACAACGCAGTGGTGGTCAGGAATTACTTGATATGCGTGGGCGTATGTTTGACCAAGGTCGTATGAATAACCTTTCCCCAGTAGAAAAGCAGTTGGTTGGCCCAGGTTTGGGGGTTGACGCCAATGTACCTGCTGTCGGTGGTTATCAGCAAATGTTTAGGGTTAACCCCATTAATGTTGGTGAATACCGTCTTACGACTTTACCAGGCCGATCTGGTCCAGCTGTGGATGTTACTGGTGGTCGCTCGGCTAAGGTTGGACAACTTACCCACAATAAACCTGAAACTACATCCTATTTACCTACCCGTTTACCTACTATGGCTGGACGCGCTCAGGGAATGACAGGTGTTGTTCCTCGTAACGAACATGAAAGAACTAAGAGAACTACTAACCGTTCGGAGACTGGTTTACGCGCTGATGGTTTAGGTTACAATGGCGCTAAGCGTATGGTTTCTGCTCAGACCCTTGCCCAGGATCCTACTAGGTTCAAGTCCGATCGCAATGATGAGCAGTACAGGTACAACAATCAGCCAGCACCAGGTATTCACAGTTTCCATGGTGCTTACGCGACTGGTGCTGCCAGCCGAGTTGCTGCTAAGACGAATGAGGAACTCATGAAGTATGGATTCCGCCCCGAAGATCGCCGTGGTAAGGCAAATAGACCTGGAAATGCGGGTCGTATGAATGTCAGAGAGGGACCCCTTAAACAGGGTGGTGCACTCACTGCTGTTCGTAGCGACACCTCGCGCATTGATGGTCGTGTGAATGCGGCTAACGGTGGCTGGACTCAGCAGTATCAGAACAAGACTTTCCATCAGTTCAACCCCTACAAGGGTAATGAGAACCCCAATTCCAGGAATCTTGGCATTGCCGCCAAGCAGTTGGAGAACAACCCTCTTTCCCACGCGCTTTACCGTTAGATATTTGTCTCAATTTGTTGAAAACAATCATTAAAATATTGTGCCTATATTTTAATGAAGGTCCACACCCTAAACATAGACAGTAGTCAGCGTGATACGTCTATATACCCTGATTCTAATAACTACGTCGTGACATTGGAAAATCCGATATATGACGTTGAAGAGATACGTCTTGTGTCTGCCCGTATCCCAACACCCCAAACACCTGCACCAAATTCTTTAATTCTTAAACTTTCATCAGGCTCTGATGAACTCAATCAATCTGTCTATGTGGGTACACCTCACTATACTGGTCATATTCTTCTTGATGGTACAACTAACATAACATTCAATGGATCAGATGACCCCTTTGTGCATCGTTTTCATTCCGGGTCACAGAAGATCATAAGTGATTTGGGTTTAGAATTCTTATATTTTGATAGTGGTACATTAACTAGGTATAGATTCAATAACGAAGATCATGTATTAAAATTTGAAGTTAAGTGTTCTACAGATAAACTTGAGGGTTTAACAAAGGTTCCATTAGATAAGTTTGCGAAGAAGAAGGAGAAGACGAAGGAGGAGAAGGTAAAGAACCTGGGAAGTGAGATTCTTTACAATCAAGAAGTGTATATCTATATAGGTATCATTGCCTTCTTTGGTATTGTATTAATGTTTCTAATGAAAGGAAGTCCTAAGCTTCCACCTGTTCCACCACCCACTTAGCGGGTAATGGCGTAGACAGGCTGAGCAGGCTTGGAGACGCGAGTAGACACGGTGGAGATCATCATGTAGACCGCGATAGAGAGGAGAGTGGTGAGCACGGCAGTGAGCGCGTACTGGGCACCACCGTTCTTGGGCACCTTAATGACCTGATTGATGATGAAACGAACAACATCCATCCAAGACATCGCCGCCGCGAAGGAGAAACCAGCGACAATCGCGTTGAGGGACTGGGTCTCGAGTTCCTGGGTAACAAGGGTGACAGTTTGCATAGCCGCCTTCATTGTGAGTAATATACTATAGGTTAGGAAAATTATTCATTCTGGTAATAGTTCCTCTTTTTCAATTTTTTTATACTTGGTCTTTTTTAGACTTTTTGAATTCGCGAAGAGTTGATCGTCTCCTGATATATCTCCGCTAGAGCTGCTCTCTGAATCGTCGTCTTTACCAAAAACATGCAATTTCATATCCGAATCAGTGAAACTCCAACCTTCAGGCTCCCACGTGCTCATTACTATTAATAGCATTTTTTAACATCTCTTCTGTCGGATTTTGGGGTTTCCATGAATTCCAGCGATCGTAAGCTTCATTTATCTGTAAATAAATGGGGTTGTTTCCTGAATACCTCTCAAACGGAGGGCAGTCTTCGGGTTCGACGGTGGGCATCTCTTCATCCTCCTCTTCGTCTTCGTTATCAACTTGTTCGTAGATATCCGGATAAATAGAACCAATATCTTCACCGACTTTATACATTGCGCAATATTTTGTTGCATATTCCACGTCTTCTGGAAGGAGAGTGTCTCGTCCACAAGCCTTGGAATATTCACATGCAAGTGTTATACCTTTTTCCATAACTGGAAGAAGAATGTTAGTCATCGTTTCGATATATTGCTCTGCCATTTTGTCACCAGCATCACCAAAACCAGTTTGCATATTCATCTTTAGTATTTAAGAGTAAAAAGAGATTCAGCAATTCCCTCACCAACACGAAGAATGTTATGGTTTACTGCGTATACTCTGATTTGTCTAGCAAAATCCGGGCATGACGTGAGACTTAGGTGAAGTATTTGCTCTTTTATGTTACTCATGTTCACCTGCCCTGTTGGATAAGCCTCTTCTGGTTGTAAAGCGAAACTATATGAGTAGAAACGCCGAATCAACTGTGTTTTAGAGTGATGTATAGCTGCCTGTACAGCTTTTAGGAAGAGAACAGTACCAGTCTCCTGTGTGATAATGTCCTGCCCATCAAACTTTAGTGTAAGGTAGTTGAGGTTTTCATAAAGAATACGCTTGTTGTTAGCTGTGAGAGCTGTATTATCGTAATCAAATGGTGTTACAAAATTACCTTGATAGTTTGAATTAGCTATGGTTGGGTTGGAACTATAAGACCCTGCATTTACATTACTTCCTTGTCTTTGAACTACAAAGAAGAGTTCTTTAACCGGATTCCTGAAATCAAGTTTAAATGTCCCCTCGTTAATACCTACACCCACATCAAATACATTTTGTTGTAATTGAGTTATGATGTAATCTTTCTTCAGCTTTTCCATCTTAGATCTTTCACTCTTATCCAAAAATACAACCTCTGTACAAAGTTTGAACTCCTTTACGCTGGGAGAAGTAACAAGCTTTTGATAATTACCCGAAGTTGTTACAATCAGATCTTGAGCTTCTCTAAGCGTAATCTCAACTTCAACTTCCTGCTTTTTTATAGCACACAGGGGTATAGCAAGTTCTGGATGTTTGTAAAAATAGAAGGGTAAATCAACAAAGAAGTTTTCGTCTGAGTTAGCTCCTAGTGTGTCGTGAATGATTATACCAGTATTACCTCCACCACCAGTAGTTACTTCACCAACTTTTCTATCACTTGTTCTGAGTGGATACTTTCCTATCAATTGCTCGAGCGCTTTTTGCTTTGTTTGGGTAACTTGATGTTCGGAATAGATCTGTAAGTAGTCACTGTGAAGCCTTTGAACTATAGCACCACCTATGATGAGATCCACATGATCAATTATAGCATGACCAACTGATTCTATATAAACTAAAGAACCTGGGAGTGGTTGAAGATTGGGAAGGGTAAACTTCAAACTTAGGGTCTTCAATAAGTCACCTTGATTTTGGGGAATCTTGAACTTAATCTTTTTCCCAAAATCTGCTTCATTTTCTGGATCTAAGTCATCGTACTGTGTAGAAAAATTTGCGTGCTTCTTAAAAGCTTCCACAAAATGACTGTAGTCTGGATTCCTCGTGAAATACCTGTCTTGGGATCCAGACGTTAGCATCTGTATTCTACCAGCCATTACTAATATAACTACCTAAAATTTTAAACCGGCTAAACCACTCTCAAATCTGAGCACGTTGTAATTTAGAGCGTACACCCGTGTGTTATTGTAGTCCGTTGTGGTTAAAGGATCAATCTCGATTGTAAACAGTTTGTGAAATATGCGACTCATGTTCACTTGTCCGGTTGGATAATACATCTCTGGTTGTAAAGAGAAGGAATACATACCAAATTTAGAGGTGCTAGAAGCTTGTGGAGCGTTTATATGATGTTTGAGAGGTTGTTCGTATGTCAGGAATAGATTATTCCTGTTGAAGACAACTTCATTATTAAACCGAAGTTCAGCATTAGTAATAGTGTTATACTGATTTGGGTAGTTATTTTGAACTGAATCCTCTGATTGTGATACAAATAGGAGTTCTTTGACTGGGTGTGAAAACTTCAACATCACAGACTTTTTGTTTTCACCAGGGTTCATTTTAAACTTGGCGACTTGAAGTTGGGTGATGACATAATCAACTGGTCTAGATACCAGAAACCCCTTCTCATCGTCAGTTAGATAGACAAACTCGGTATCAAGTGCAAACTTCTTTATAGAAGCGTTTATAGTTTCAGGTGCACCGTAGTGAATAAGTTCCCTCAGAGGTCTCGTCTTGATTCTAACCTCTACAATCTGTTTAGTAAGAGCGCATGTGGGTATAGATAGACTGGGATTCCTATAGAAATAGAATGGTAGATCCAAGAAGTATGAGTATTCTCCAGTATAAGAAAGAATGTTCCCATGTCCATTCAAGAAGTATAGAGTTTGCTCAATATCATCATTTGTACTGTGAAGCTGTTGATACATGTAAATGTACTCCCCTGTAATCTTTTCAACCAATTGACCTCCAATTACAAGCTCTGCGTAGTCAATCATATGTGTTATGATTGATTTAGACCACACATTGGTACTAGGATTTGGGTTAGTCAGGGTAACTTTGAGGTTGAAATTCTTTATGAGATCCCCCTTGTCATTAGGAACCCTACATGTAAGAAGATTACCAAAATCTATCTTTCCATCGAACTGACTCTCTACATAATCAAAAGAAAACTTGGTATGTCTCTTAAAATTCATCAGGAAATATGAAAACTGTGGTTCACCAGTTAACCACTGATCTTGGATTCCTGTTGTAGCAAGTCTTAATCGACCAGCCATTCCTACTGTATATGAGTAAAATTTTGGTAAATAAAACGAAACGCTATACTAGAATGAATCTTCAGTTGAGGAAGTTCAAACCTGAGACAATCAGTGATGACCGGGTTTGTGTGTTCATTGGGAAACGTAATACAGGTAAATCAACCCTCGTTAAAGATATTATGTTCCACAAGAAACACCTCCCGGCGGGGATAGTGTTGTCTGGAACAGAAGAGGGTAACCATTTCTATTCAGACTTTATCCCAGATTTATTCATTTATGGAGACTATGACAGAGAGGCAATAGAAAGAGTTATGTCTCGACAGAGAAAGTTGGTTGGTGCGGGTAAAACCAATTGCGGAGCTTTCATGCTTTTAGACGACTGTATGTATGACTCAAAATTCCTAAAAGACACATGTATTCGTCAGTGTTTTATGAACGGTAGACACTGGAAGATATTCTTTATGCTCACGATGCAATATGTCATGGATTTACCACCCGCGCTGCGTGCTAATGTTGATTATGTCTTCATTTTGAGAGAGAACATCATACAAAACCGAGAAAAGCTCTATAAATCCTTCTTTGGTATCTTTCCCTCGTTTGACATGTTTTGTAAGGTAATGGATGCTTGTACTGAAAATTATGAGTGCCTCGTGTTAGACAATACAGTAAAGTCTAACAAGATCCAGGATTGTGTTTTTTGGTACAAAGCAACTGTTAGGAAGGGTTTCAAGGTTGGTAGCCCTCAATTGTGGAACATGCATAAGAAGATGTACAATCCAAAACACACTAATCAAGCGGAGCAGGATGCTAAAAAGGCGACGAAGAAAACCAAACTTACGATTACTAAAAAGAAATAGGCGCGTCACTAGAACTTTAAGAAAACATAGGAATATATTAACATGGCTTCTGAACACGTCCCCACTATGAACCTCTTTGACGATGGCGAGGGTATGGTGCCATTACAGACACAAGATAAACCTTCTACAGCGTTTAAACCACCTGAAAAAAATATGAGTACAAATAAAGACACTATGGACTCTACTCCTATTAATGACGTTATGATGATGGAGCCCCCCGCGCTTACCGAGGACCCCAGGGTACAGGGTGTTATGCCCCAAATGGTTGCTGCTCAACCTCAAGCTGCTTATCCCTCCCCCACCAAGACTAAGGAAGAGGCTCCTGAGAGCAAAAACCCTCTCAACCTCACCGATGATCAGCTTACTGCCCTCATCGTAGCTGCTTGTACCGCCATTGCTGTCAGCAAGCCTATTCAGGATCGTCTTGCGACTTCTATCCCCAAGTTCCTTAACGAACAAGGGGGTAGAAGTATGGTTGGTTTAGCCACTACTGGCGCCGTGGCTGCTATTATCTTCTTCTTTGCGAAGAGCTACATCATCAAGGCTTAAGCCTGCATCATGTTGTTATAGATCGAGTTATCTATACCACTGAAGTAGGTGATTAAAGCACCACCAATGAAAGCACCAGCTAAAACAGCGTTTAACTCCAAATGCTTCCTTCTATCGCTCTTATGAAAATTCCTGACAGTATCCTTGGAGCGCTTCCACCATTCGTTAATAGCGAAGGTGATGATGAGCGCGAAAAGGGTCGTCATGGCAAAGAAAGAACGATCGACTGCAAGACGGGGGATGTCACCGACAATGGCGCGAGCGGCGTTAGGAATGATAACAGTTAAGAAGATGAGGTTAGTGTAGTAGTTATCAGTGTGCTTGGGAACTTGTGTAACGGCGTAGAACACAACCCAAGAAAAAATCGCTGCTAAGAGATCATTAACAGGAGTTTGCATTTATCATATTACGAGATTTTATTTATCCTGAATGTATTGACCACAGAATTTGGTCTTGTCTGGTAATCTATTGTAAATCCCTATAGATTCACATATCCCTCTCAACTCCATAAAGTTGTTCCAGAAGTTCTCAGAGTGGGTCCATTCAGGTACCGTACTGTGAGCAAGCTCATGAATCAAAACATGCATAATCTCATTGACATCACCATCTATGCATATAGTTATGTCAGCCCCCTTGTTAACATTGTAGCCCACCGTTCCAGACATCATCCTAAGCGCCGTCAGGGGTATGGGATCTACCAACATACTAAACTTCTCGTTGTTCGTTTTCTTGAGGTGTTCTCTGAGAACACGATACCTCCTCTTCACTTCGGTGAAGTTCTCTGGTTCACGGATCGTGAGAAGTATGATTAGGTTGATCACGATCAATACGATAAAAGGTATCATCTGTTATAAGCAAAGATAAATTTACTGTACAACTCTGAGATTGGGTTACCTTGGAGACCCTCCCAAAGTTGTAATTTGAAACCAAGCTCTTCCATGTGTGTCACTAAAAGATCTTTGTACCCGACTGGTTCAGCCTTTGGACCCTCTGCATAGTATGGGGTATCAGTCAGATGTACAAAAAGCTTCTCTCCAAACCCACCATTTCCATGATCTTTGAGTTTGAAAAAGTTCCCCATATCATCCTGAAGCGGTGTCTTGAAGATGATCTTTTCCGAATCTGGGATAATACCAATCAAAAGTCCACCTGGTTTTACGCGCTTCTTAATCTCATGGATGGAACTGAAGAAGAGATCTCTCGTGGCGAAGATGTAGTGGAGTGAAAAGTTGAAACAGATGACATCAAATTTTCGTTTTGGACAGTTGTGTATATCACCCTCATAAAAGTTTACACGCATGTGCATATTCTTAGCTCTAGACCTGGCTTCAACGAGAGCCGAGGGTTCTGGATCACACATGTTTATATTGGCGCCACACTTATGCCATTTCTGTAAATCACCCCCAAAGCCACACCCAACATCAAGAATGTGATGACCACTCTTTGTCACACTTTGAATGAGTTCCCTCTTGGCATCGTTATGATTCTTACGAATCTCTTCCATTCTTAATTTATGATTATAATCTTTAAGATTGTAGTTTACTTAGGGCTTAAAGTTTAGAAGCGTTCAATGATTATAATGTCTCTTGAACAAGATTATACTACTGTCCCTGGTCAGGTTTTCGCTTGCCTTTCTATCGTTGGTCCAGAGGCTCCACAGAAGAATGACAAGTTTGGTATCAAAATCCGTGGTGCGTTCGGGACTCGTGATGAGGCTGCCAATCATGCGAAGCGTCTACAGAAGGAGGATCCAACCTTTGATATTTATGTTGTAGACCTCTACAAGTGGCTCCTCATTCCCCCCGATCCCACGAAGATTGAGGATGTTCACTATACCAATGAGAAGCTCGAAGAAATTATGACTGGTTACAAGGAGAACCAGGCTCAGGCTGCTCGTATGTTTAATGAGCGTAAGCAAGGTATGATGGATAAAACTGGCTTCGCACCTGGTGATGACAACTCCAAGTTTTACACCAAGCCCGACGAGGCCCCGGTTTCCCACCCAGCTGAGGTTCTTGAGCGACTCAAGAAGGAGAAGCCCGATGCCAACATGGAGGATCTGGTCAAGGAGGCGGATGCCGTAGTCGCAGAGGAAATGAAGCAGCGTCAGAAGGAGCGCGAGGAAGCTGCTAAGGCTGCTGAGATGAGTGAGATTAAGGAGGAGGAGGAGGCTTCCACAGAGGCCAAGATCGAAGAAACTAAGGATGAGGGTGAACCCGAAGTTTCTTCCAAGTAAATAATTTTCATGACTAATATTAAATGATTAGCATTATCGTAACAATCATTCTCGTAAGTGCTTTCTTCATTTTGTTTTTTGGAGGGATGGGTCCAGAAAACAAAAAGGAAAAGAAAAAGGTTAAGAAACCTGAAGCCAGTACTACTGCTGGATTTATTGAGGATACGTATAGAGATCCCTTTATCAATCATTTTATACCCCCGAAGGTTGGTAATATAGGTAAGTTTGTTCCATACTCAAGTGTACCGGAGGATAACTGGCTGCATGGTTTTCCCCATAAAAAAGCCAAGTAAAAATACACCGAATATAAGAATCCATGTAGTCTTATCAAGGTTATTGAAAACATCAAATGTATCTTTACTCTGATAAGGGGGTGGTGGATAATTAGCTACTTCAGATGGATGAAAATAATACTCCTCAGTGGATTTTTCATTATTTTCATCTTTCTCCTCGGGAACATCTTCCAAAACGGGGTTATACTCGATAGGATTACCGATATCAGTTTCCATTTTCTAATATAGAAAGGGTTTTTTTTAAGCATTTTCTTCCTCACTTTCACTCTCATCGTCTACTACAAAGTCCTTGAGATTACCATTTTCATCTGCATCTGACTCATATTCTTCTTCGCTATCGTCGTCGTCATAAAGTTCATCATCTGTGTCAAGGTCGGAGTCTATATCTGTATCATGTTCATCTGTTCCATAGTCATCTTCTAATACAGTTTCAGTGGGCTGAAACAAAACAGGCTTCTTTATCTGCCTTCCTGAACGAGTACGGGTAACTAATACAACCATTTAGGTAGTATTGCGTATTATTGTTTAAGTAGTTTTACAAGATTATTGTCTATTATCGTGTGTGTTCTAGCCTTATTCTTCTTTCCTTTACAAATTGGGCATTGTTGCGTTATTTTGTTACCTTTTATGATGTAAGACATCACATTGTCTGGATGATCTCCGCGAATTGATTCACAGTAACTTGATGTTGTAAGTGCCACGTGACTTGTTTTGTTTCGTTTGACACTTACGACTGTCGTGTTCGCCTGTCCATCCATGATCTTCTGTATAAATCTCTGTAACAGGGGCTTCACCTCAGTCTGTTTAGGTTGTGGTTTTTCAACGAATTTCTTGATTTCTGGACAGCTCTGGAGTTCTTC